AGGAAGTGGACTCAAATATGCTGCAAGTACAATCATATATCTCTCGAAGAAAAAAGAGAAAGACGGAAAGACAGTTATTGGAAATGTTATCAAAGCAAAGGCTGCTAAGTCGCGTCTGACAAAAGAGAATGCCGAGGTAGAAACAAGATTATACTTTGATGCAAGAGGATTAGATAAGTATTATGGTTTACTAGAATTAGGAGAAAAATATGGAGTCTTTGAACGCAAAGGAAATAGGGTCGTTGTTGGTGATAGTAGCGTATATCCTTCTACAATACTTAAGGATCCAGAGAAATATTTCACACAAGAAATAATGGAGAAACTTGACTGGGCAGCAAGTCAGGAGTTCAAATACGGATCATGATAGATGAATTATTTGCATGCCCTGTTCGTAAGTATAACCTTATAGATTCTGATATAATCAACTGGGCAAATAACATTTATCAAGAAGAAAAATTTGAAGCAGGAACACCATACAGAAAAATATTTAAAGATCTAGATGGATTTTTAACACAGATCTATGTTGACGTTTTAGAAAATTTTGTTAAAGAAATAGGTCTAGACAAAACTCACGTAGGAATAGTGTCAGGTGCTATACTATGTGTATTAGAAAAAGGTGAGACTTTATCTGTATGCAACACTTTACCTAGTCATTATACTTTTACACATTACGTGGAAGGTATTGATCCAGATGTTTTTTACCATCCTGCTAGAACATTAGTAGAAGTATTTAATCCTGGTCTTGACGAATGGAACAATGCTGTGTCATTATATACAAATGAAGGAGATGTAATCGCACATCCATCATACCTAGATTATTTTACACCACCAGTTAGTAAGAGAAGAATAACAATGACCCTTCTATTGGATCTAGTTAAGAAATGAATGAAGTAGAACAGTTAGTTATAAAAAATTTATTACTTGATGAAGAGTATGTGCGTAAGGCATTACCTTTTATTAAGTCAGAATATTTTGCAGAGACAACAGGCAAAAAATTATTTGAAATTTTATCTAAATATTTTACTGATTACAATGCTATACCTACAAAAGAAGCATTAGTTATTGAAGTTGGTCAAGTAGGTGGTATATCTGATGATCAACATAACCAGATTGTAAAATCTATTGGTGAGATTGATACAGAAAAATCTGATTTTGATTGGATATTAGATACAACTGAGAAATGGTGTAAGGAACGTGCATTATATCTTGCACTTATGTCATCAATTAAGATCGCAGAGGGCAATGATGAGAAAAGAGCAACGGGTGCTATACCAACTATATTATCTGAAGCATTAGCAGTTACATTTGACAATCATATAGGTCACGATTACCTTGATGATTATGAAAAACGATATGAATTTTACCATCAAACCGAAGAGAAGATTCCATTCGATCTTGAATTCTTCAACAAGATTACAAAAGGTGGTCTCCCTAACAAAACTCTTAATGTTGCTCTGGCTGGCACTGGTGTTGGTAAGTCTTTATTCATGTGTCATTGTGCCAGTTCTGCTCTTCTCCAAAATAAGAATGTTTTATACATCACTCTTGAGATGGCAGAGGAAAAGATTGCAGAAAGGATAGACTCTAACTTATTGAACTGTGATATACAAAACATTACTGAGTTACCTAAGATAATGTTTGAGAATAAGGTAACTAACATTGCTAAGAAAACACAAGGTAAATTGGTCATCAAAGAATATCCTACAGCATCAGCACATGTAGGACATTTTAGATCATTGCTAAATGATTTAGCATTGAAGAAACAATTCTCACCTGATATTATATACATAGATTATCTAAACATCTGTGCATCATCTCGTTATTCAAAATTAGGAAATGTCAACTCTTACTCATACATTAAAGCGATTGCGGAAGAACTTAGAGGTCTTGCCGTGGAAGCGAATGTTCCAATTGTTAGTGCAACACAGACGACTCGTAGCGGGTTCGCTAATTCTGATGTTGATCTCACAGACACCAGTGAATCCTTTGGTCTACCCGCTACTGCTGATCTTATGTTTGCCCTTATATCAACCGAAGAACTCGAAGAAGTAAATCAAATCATGGTTAAGCAATTGAAGAATAGATATAACGACCCTACTATGAATAAAAGATTTGTAGTTGGTATTGATCGTGCAAAAATGAGATTATATGATGTAGAACAATCAGCACAGAATGGTCTTATAGATGCAAACCAAGAGATTGAGATGCCAAAAGAAGATTTATCTAAGAAATTTGCACAACTTAAGGTGTAGTGAATACTCTTGCAATACATTATGGTGCACATGATGCCAGTGCGTGCATCTATAGCAACAAGATAGAACATTATTTTTTAGAGGAAAGATATAGTCGTAAAAAACATGATCGTGGATTATTAAATATCTACAAAAATTTAGTGATATCAAAAGAAAAGATAGACCGTATTGTTATATCAAATTTTGGCAAGAAAACTATTACAGTAGATAGGGATTTTAAATTATTACGAGCATATCTTAACTATCATAAAAGATTACATGGATTCAAACCAAAATTAATAAATGATAGTAGACATCATTTGTTTCATGCAGCAGGAGCATACTATAATAGTGGATACAAAGATGCACTGGTAGTTGTCATTGATGGTATGGGTGAGTATAAAAGAAATAGATATGAGATGGAAACAATATATGAGGTAAGAAACAATAATTTTAAAAGAATATATCAAAATAGAGGTGGTGATAAAAGTAAAGTTGGTATAGGAATACTATATGTGACCGCAGCACTTAATATGGGTGGAACACAATTTGATTCTGGTAAAGCGATGGGATTATCTGCGTATGGAACAGCAGAAAGATCTTATGTTATTGATGATTTTTACCTCGATGATACATTTTTTGGTTCTCACGCATCATCCGTGTCATCTTTTCCAATGTATAAAGAGTATAAGATGGAGGATCAATATAGAGATCCTACAACTTTCTGCAAAGAGGTGCAAATTGATACTCAAAATATAACTCTTAGATTGGTAGAAAAATATCTCAAACAAACAAAACTAAATAATGTTTGCATGAGTGGCGGTTACGCCATGAATATCATAACAAACAGTCTGTTAGCAGAAAAATTTCCAGAGGTTAATTTTTATTTTGAACCAATGGCAACAGACGGAGGTGTATCTGTAGGTGCAGCAGCATTACACTCTATAGATCATACACCATTAACACATACCTTTTTTCACGGACAGAGACATGACATATCACAGTTCACAGGACAAACAGTTAGCACGAAAGAAGTTGCTAAACTTATTCAAGAACAAAAAAGCATCGGCATATATTATGGATATGCTGAAGCAGGACAAAGATCACTTGGGAACAGGTCAATAGTATACACTGCATTTGATCCGCAAGGAAAAGATGTTGTCAATAAGATAAAAAAACGTGAGTGGTATAGACCATTTGCAGCATCTGTCTTGGAAGAAGATGCTCATTTATTTTTTGACATCAATAAACCTAATCCATTTATGACTCAATGTTATAGGGTCAATGTAAACATACCCTCTGTAACCCATATAGATAATACTTGCAGGGTTCAAACTGTCAGTAGTGGTCACTTATATGATTTGTTACTAGAGTTGCGAAACCTGACGGGACATGGTATAATATTAAATACTAGTTTAAATTTATCTGGTGAACCATTAGTAGAGACACCGCAACAAGCGGTTGACATACTGGCAAATAGTGAGTTAGACTATGTTTGGTTTCCAGAATCTATGCAATTAATTTCATGACAATAAATTTTGATAAGTACTGCTTATTCGTGGATGGTGTCACATCCGATTCCAGTAAAGATTTTGTCTATCTTGCTGATCGTCTGGTTGAACTTGACAGAAAGGGTGCCAATATTGAACGCCTTACCACTGCTGCTGTTGGCATGTCTGCTGAGTCTGGTGAATTTCTTGAGATTATTAAGAAGATGGTTTTCCAAGGTAAACCTTGGACTGACGACAATAGAAAGCATCTTATTATTGAGTTGGGTGACGTTATGTGGTATGTGGCACAAGCTTGTATGGCTCTGGACATATCTTTTGACGAGGTAATCGAGGGTAACATCAAGAAATTAGAGAAGAGATATCCTGGCGGTCATTTTGATATTCATGACTCCGAGAACCGTGCAGCAGACGACCTATAAAACACATCAATTATTTCCTCTCCTAGTATATGAGAAGAAAATATCAGGATTCTTACCATCTCTCTACAAAAGTTTTGAAGATGGTAAGTTCGACAATTCTACAGGTAAAATAACAGGTGAATTAAATGGTAAAGTTCTGATACATCAGGACACTAGACTAGCACCATTCTTCAGAGAGGTTAAGAAATCTATTTCTGACTACCTAGGAATCTTTAAGATAGACAAAAAAGAATTTCAAATTAATTTTGTCAAAACATGGTTCACCATATGTGATCCTGGTCAAACATTTCCGATGCATTACCACTCTTGTGCCCATATATCATGGGTGTATTACATACAAGCATCAGGTGATCCATTACTATTTCATGGTAAAAATAAAAATGAGATGTTTGGTGACCTCTTCAGTTTTTCTAACGAGCAAAATGTTTTCAATACTGACACATACGGTATTCACCCGCAACCAGAGCATCTTATTATGTTTCCTGGTTCTCTTGAACACTATACTTCTTCTGAACCTAGAGAACACAAACGCATTTCCATGGCGGGTGATATTGTTCTGACATTAAAACGTAGAACTGATACAGAATCTGGTCTACTATCTCCACAATACTGGAAACAATTCTAAATAGCATTATGGCATTAGTAGCGACTACAAAAGACGACCTTCTTGAGATGGGTGACATACTACCATCTGAGAAAAAAGAACTTGCAAAGATTTTAGATATAGGTGGTGGCAGTAAAACCACGTGGTATTACGATGATCCATATGATTGGCCTAGGTCAAGTGCTAACACTATAAAAGCAGATGGTCTGTCGATAGGTAATATTAAGAAGAAAGTTAAATTACAGAACTTATTCTCTGGTAATGAGGGAGCAAAAGTTACTGTAGTATATAAAATCGGTAGGCAGAAAGTTAAATTTATGCAGACTGGTGGGGCAAAAAGTGGTGTGTCCGATAGTTTGATGACAGAAATTCAAGAACTTGGATCTGCAAAAGTTTTTGAGTATGCAATAAAGAAAAATAAAGCAGCATATAAGACTGTAGATGATATGATAAAGGATAAAGATTTGATGAGTGACCTACTAGACATATACAAAGGGAAATCAAAAGGGAAATTGACAGAGGTTGATGAGCAATGGTTAGAAAGTTTTTTTAAACAACAAGAAGTATTGATAAAAAAGATACAAACACCTAATTTTACAGATTTTCAACGTGATGGTGGGTTCATGGATTTCATTAAGAACACACTACAGGACTTTGGTATATCTAAAAAAGATACTTCTAACCCTTCAGACATATGGTTGATACAAGATGAGAACAAAGTGATAGATAAAATTAAAAGAATCTTAGATAGAGGCACAGGAAGATCTAAAGAGTCACGATTGTCTGAATTTAATGCTATAATGAGAGTGTTGTTTAGAGAACACAAAGTGTTTGGTATCTCTCTTAAAAAGATAGGTAAAGGCAAAGCACAAATAGAATATGCCAACCACTCAAAACAATTTTTCTCAAACATGGAATCGTTGGAGTTTAAATTCATGTATGCAAAATGCTCTATAGGAACAAAAAATGATAAGAAAGGGGAGGTCACACTGTCTTCACAGGACACCAGATTTGTTATTGAACAGGGTGGACAAGGTTCTAAGACACATGACTTTCAAATCAAGGCAAATGACTCAGCAGATTTTTCTGGATTAAAATTTGAACCTACTACGAAAGGATCTGGTGCTGCTAGATTAGGTAAAGCAACTGTTGATCTAGTCATTCAGTCAATGGAAGATCATGGATTATCTTTTGACAAGAAGAGTGCTAATTATCCTAAAAACACTGAAGAATTTTTATCTGAAATAGATAATTACAAGAGTATGATAGGTGATTTAAAAAAGGCGGGTGTGGATATTCAAGTAAAAGACGCACAAACTGCAGTAGATAACATGCTTACTGTGATGTGCTGCAACCCACACGTTGTCAACAGTAAATGTATGCAGATAACTTGGTTACATCAGGTGATGGTAGAGTTGCCAAGAAATGAGTTATCTGATTTTTGTGCTGATATGATCTTCCTCGCAATGAAAGTCGGTAGAAGTGGTAGAGATAGATACGGTCCTTTCGCAAAGATTTACTAATGTCTAAGAATACTCACCTAGAACACCTAGAAGATAGTATCTTGCTAGACGGTGAGCAAGGTGCTAAAGATGCTTTTATGTTTTTAGATGAGTTGGCAAGAGTATTTACAGGTGTGCAAAAAAATAATTTTAAAATAACTACAAAATGGGACGGAGCACCCGCTGTTTTCTGTGGCATATATCCTGGCACAGATAAATTTTTTGTTGGAACTAAATCAGTCTTTAATGTCAATGCAAAAATCAATTTTACAGAGGAAGATGTGGATGCCAATCATGGCAGTTCACCAGGTCTTGCTGTCAAACTTAAAGATTGTTTAAAATATTTACCAGAACTAGGTATACAAGGTATAGCACAGGGCGATTTGTTATTTACTGATGATAAAATTGCAAAAAGAATCAATGGAACTAACTGCATTATATTTCAACCCAATACTATAACCTATTGCATACCAGAAGAGGACGAACTATATTCAAAAGCATCAAAAGCAAAGGTTGGTGTAGTGTTTCACACCTCCTATAACGGTAAAGAAATTGAAAATATGAATGCTAGTTTTGGTTATGATGTATCAAAACTAAATGACAGTAAAAACGTGTTGGTTTTGAGTGCTGAGACTGGTCAGTTAGGTAAAGATGTTTTACTAACAGAGGTTGAGAAAAAAAGTCTATCAAAATTAAAAGACACTAGCAAATCATCTCTAAGTAAGGCATCATCATTCTTAGATGAGGTTGCAGAGCAAATTAAATCAAAGGATCAGTTAGTCATAGGAACTAGACTAAAGATATTCTTTAACAAATACGTGCGTGAGGGTAAAAAACTCCCTACAGACAAAGTATTTGTCAAAGAATTTCAAGAATATTTTGAAACAGAAGTCAAGAAAGCAGCAGATAAACTTAAGACACCAAAGGGAAAGGCAGCAAAACTTGCTAAGTTGTATGATGGTTTAGATATGATAAAAGATAATGAAAAAGCACTAAAAGGCACAGTAAATTTATACTCCGCAATACAGTCAGCAAAGGAAATGTTTATACGTAAGTTAGAAACAGGTGAGAGGTTTGGCACATACTTGAGAACAGAGAACGGATATAAAATAACCGCACCAGAAGGTTACGTTGCTATACAAGATGGCACAAACGCAGTCAAATTAGTTGATCGTCTATCGTTTAGTGTGGCAAACTTTAACGTAGAAAAAAATTGGGTCAATGGAGATAAACCACAATGAAAACATGTTATTTTACATTTGGTAGATTCAATCCACCTACCATAGGGCACGAGAAACTTATCAGAGCAGTAGAAAAAAGTGCGGGTTCTGATGACTACCTGATATATCCATCACAAACATTTAAAAAACCTAAGAACCCATTGCCTTATGACTATAAGGTGGAGATAATGAATAAAATGTTTCCGTGGGCAAACATAGAAACTGCAGCATGTTGCAATACTATTATAAAAGTAGCACAAGATATGATGATGAAGGACTATACAGACATAGTAATGGTTGTTGGTTCTGATAGGGTGTCAGATTTTGATAAGTTATTGCAGAAACAAAATAGAGTAGATTATACATTCAATACTATTAAAGTTACATCTGCAGGAGAGAGAGATCCAGACGCGGATGGTGCTAGTGGTATGTCCGCATCCAAGATGAGAGAGGCAGCAAAGAATCAAAAAGCACAGGAATTTATCTCAGGAATACCTGATACATTAACTGTGCAAGAAAAAATGGAGCTCATGATAAAAGTTAGAGAAGGTATGGGTTTATAAATAAACTTGATATGTACAACTATATTCATGAAAAGTCTTTCAGACTTCACTAAAAAATCCAAAGTTGCGGAAGCGAATATCACCCGTGATAAGTTCTATAAGAACGAAGTATATAAAAAAGGTGAATGGGTTCTTACTGAGCAAGGACAAGTTGGTAGAATACATCGACGAGGTCCTAACTACGTATTATGTCTCACAGCAGAGAACACAAAATTTCGTAGTTGGATTACAGACATAAAAGAAGTCTTCGAGATTGGAACTGACGCATATCGAGAGTATGTAATGTCGCTAACGCCTGGTCAGAAGGTTCAAAAACCTAAAGGAACACAAAAGGTAAAGCAAACCATTCCAACACACCCTACTAAAGATAAGATGGATCACCACGAGTCAAAAAGTCTAGCACAGGTAGCTGCTGAGACAATGTTAAACCCTAAGTTCAAGTCTATGAAAGAGACTTGGAGATATGATTATTCTGCAAAGATGGCAAACACAGACATTAAAGGTCTTGGTGCTAATGGCGTAGGTGGCGGTGACGCACCTGGCATGAAACTTGCAGAACCAGAAGGCGGTGAAGGAAAACCTACGATCAAAAAGGTTCAACACTCCTGTGCTACTAAGGTAGAACATGCAGAGTGGGGTAAGGGCAACTGTTTAAAAGAGATGCATACACTCGATGAACAGGGTAACGTCAGTCATTACGATGTAATGTTTGAGCATGGACT